GTGTTGGCGTTGGTGTTGGCGTTGGTGTAGGCGTTGGTGTAGGCGTTGGTGTTGGCGTTGGTGTAGGCTTTGGTGTTGGTGTTGGCGTTGGTGTTGGCGTTGGTGTAGGCGTTGGTGTTGGCGTTGGTGTTGGCGTTGGTGTTGGGTCTGGTCCACCTCCAGATCCACTACCGCTACCAGATCCACCATTCGGCTCTGGTTCTGGAGTTGGCGTAGGTATTGGAGTTGGTGGAATAAAAAATGGTGGAGGCGTTAATGAAGATTGATCTGTTGTAACTTCTGGATAAATATTAAATTTACCTCTGTATAGGGTTTTAACGATAAAATCTTGAGAAGTATATGCCTCAATATCATAAAGAGCTTCTACTACAGGTAAAGTTTTTCCGCTTTCTGGAGAACAATATACTAAAAAATATCCATTAGCGCTATCAATAAATACAGGACTTAAATCTAATAGTTTGGGAGACGAATATCTATATTTGACACTACCCCTAAGATTATAACCATTTAAATTTAATATATTACCTAAATCGTCTCTAGCAGTTAACTTAAGGTCAAGTAAATTGCCTTTTATGTAATTTATACCAGATTTTATGGCCATATCCTAAAAATTACACTTTACTGATTTTATAGCGAATTATTTTTTAGCGAATTATTTTTTATATTATCTTCCTTCAGAAAGTACATCTTTAGATTTTTTAGAAAGATTATTTTTATTATCAACTAATGGTCTAGCTTTAAATTGACTAGCATATTTTATAAATTCTTGTTTTAGTCTTTTCTTTAGTGTTTCTCTGTCGTCTATCGGAATTAGTCCAACTTTAACCGCATGAGCTTGTAGATCACTTTTATTTAGTTCTGCTAAAAATTTTTCATACTCTGGTACTTCTAAAGTGCCGTACTTCCTAAATCCGTCATTTCCCCATATTTGTTCTAATGTAATTGGATTCTCGACCTTACCGTGAGTTTGATGTAAATTATCTATTTTTGATTTCTTTTTTGGCATAATATTCTCCTATAAAAGATTATAGGCTTAAAAAATGTAAATGTCTAAAAAAAGAAAAACCCAAGGATATAAATCCTTGGGCTTTTCAATTTTTTTTCTAAGCTTATTAGGCTTCGATAGTGATACCAGCGATTGCTCTGGAATCGATACAGACTCGGCCTTCCTCTAGAGATCCGTAGAAACCGATCTTTTCAGAACGAGCTACGAATTGATCATCAGGAATAGCTGTGAATGTACCACCAGACTCGGATTGACGAGCTACTGGACGTACAAATGCATCCTTGGTTAGATCTAGACCAATTACTAGATCGTCTGTGGCTGCATCATATGAATCTCCATAGAAGTTATCGAATAGTACGTTATATTTTCTTCCGAAACCAAGTTCGACTAATTCATGGATGGTGATTCCATAGATTTCTTGTGTTCCAGCGCCACTATAGATACCTTCGCGTACGCTATCTGGTAGATTTGTGTTACCAGAAGCCATTGGTTGATAAGCGAAACCACGAATGGCTTCTTTTACCTCTGGGCTAACAAACAAATCTGTTAATCCGTATGAATCTGTTGTAGATCCACCAGCGTAAGAAGTATTAATTCTTTTAACCTTTGTGATTAGTTTGTTTAGATGGCCTAGTTGGAAGCCTCTTCCAGCGTTAGCAACATTAACTTCTTTCTCTACATTATTGCTAGCAGCAAGAGCTTTTAAAACTACTGCCCAAGCGTTACGCTCTTGTTTTACAAGAACTTCGTTAGCCATTCTTTCAACGGCTTTGCTTGCTACGTCGAGACGAGCACGACGGGCATAACGTTTTAGAAAGCTAACTGCGCTATCTAGACGATAAGTCGAAACTTTCATTTCGCTTAAGCCTTCTACTGTAGAAGTTGGTAATCCACCTGCTACGGTTTGACTCCATGTGCTGACGAAACCTTCACCTTCTCCAGCAAATAAATCTAGAGGGATTGAGGGGGAATCATCTTCATCATATGGAAGATCAGTATAAACTACTGATGCTGTGCTAGCTTGAGTTAGAACCTTACTTACGACTGGTCCAATAAAAGATGCAAAAGCTTCTTGAGCTTCTTTAGCTACAGAAGCTTCACGGCTTCCCATAGCTTTAATAAGCTCAACTTGCTCTGGTGTATTTTTTAATTTTAATTTCATTTTAAATTTTCTCCTTAAAATTAAAGTTCGATCTTTAGAAGAGCAACGTTATTAACGTGAGTGCTCAACCAAGTGCCAACTTTTTTAGTGTTGCCAGCTGGCATTTGAAGTGCAGAAGCTAGTTCTCCAGCTGTTGCACCAACGTAGGCTACGTGACCAGCTGTTGCAGCAGTACCGCTATAAAGGACAACGCCTTTTGTGAGTACTGGAATAGCTTGACCACTAACTACTGCGCCCATTTCGATTGCTTTACGTGGGTTGAAAACTAGTTTCTCACCATTTTCGTCAACTTCACGGACATCTAGAAGTGTTAAACCTAAAGTAGCTTCGCCAGATGCTGCAGCACTAACTTTGCCAGGAACTGCATATCTATACGAAACTGTACCACCAACTATGCTGCCGACTGAGTCGGACCAATCAACTGGTGTGGAATTTACTGATGTGCTAGGATTCCATCCTGCTTCTAATTTTACTACGAGACCTTTGACGACACCAGCATCAGCAACTGCTCCGCTATAGGCGAAGAGGTTGATAACGTCATGTTCATCATAATCTCTAAATGGTCTTAGATTGTGTGCCATATGTTTTTCTCCTTATTTGTTTAATTCAAATCCATCCAAACCAAAAGCTGCTGCATACTTTTCTTTTATGCTTGGCTGGGCGGCTGGAGCGGAATTTGGAATTTCTGTTGAAGCTTTTGCGCCATTATCTACAGCTTGATCAACAACTTCCTGAGTTGTTGGTTCTGTAGACTTTTCGGATGCAACAATTTCTTCGGCTTTAACAGCCATTTCTTTTTGCATCTTTTCGGCCATAGCTTTTTTATAAGACTTTTTCTTTTCTTTCATTAAAACAGACATTTTCTCTTTATAAGCAGAGAATGTCTCTTCATTTAAATCTTTAATATCAGAAGCAATAACTTTACGATCTTCTTCGTCTAGATCGAATTCTTCATCAAGTACTGTCATTCTGGTATTGAATGCTTCTTCCTTGGCTTTTACTTCTTTTTCGGCTTCTAATGAAGAGAGTTTTTCTGAAAGTTCTTGAACTTGTTTTTTAACTGCTTCATGCTCTGTCGTAACAGATACAATCTTTTCATTAGCAGCTTTGAGTTCGTTTTCTTTTTCAGTTTTATCAGCGATAAACGCTTCATTAGCTTTTTTAATTTCCTCAGCAATAAATTCAACTACAGAACTAGCTGTAGCTTCTTTAAGTAGGGAATCGGTAATATCTTCAATTTTTGTTATTTTCATATATATCCTCTCTTTTTTTACATCTAATTTATGATCTTGGGAAATGCTATTTTCCTCAGCTTGTATTAAAACCTCTTCAGGCTTCTCTGAAGCTTGGTTTGATTTTAATTCTGTTTTTGTTGATTCAGAGTCTGGAGTAGCTATTCCTTGTACGTCTGCGGCTGGATTTAATGTAAATCCTATGCCTAGCGGAATAACTTTTCCCAAAACTTGTCTGTATATAAATTTATCATTATCTAATCTACCATTTCCGCCGAAACCCTTTAGAGTATTCTTAACTTTTTCGATTTGATTCGCATCAGAGATAATAGTTCCATTCTCGATATTCTTTTCGCCATCCTCTAATATTATTATATTAAAATCATTAAATCCTAGCTCCCAACTAGCGGATATTTTCATATAATTGTCGCTAGTGGGGTCATTCGCTTCTTCTATTTGATCTGCTAGGTCGCGATCTACGATTTTCCATATAACTCCACCAAGAGTAATATTAAAAGGAGTCTTCATCTCTTTAGCTTCTGATTCCGCTAGAGATTCATTTGTTCCAAATTTACTAAAACTTGCGGATAATATACAACCTATAACTTGTTGGCGATTATGTTCTATATTAATTGGTTTATTAACGAAATTTTTAGCTATTCTAGCAGCAGTTTCACCGTCAATTACGTCTCCGTTTTTATTAACACGATTTACCACGCAAGCATCAAAAGCTACTGGTAAAAGATCAACGTTTTCTTCTGTATCTATTTGTGGTAAAAATTTTCTTAATTTATTAATGGACGCAACAGAAAGATATTTATCTTTCTCTTCACTTACTATTGGTCGAATCTTAATGTTTGCAAAACTAGAATTAAATTTAAATTTATTTTTCATATTTCAAACCTTCCATAACCAAAGATTACACCATCTTCCTCATCATCGAGATATAATTCATTTACATCATTAAATTCAAAATCATTTAAATCATAATTTTTTAAATCTTCTTGTGCTTGAGCGAAATCTTCATCGTCTGGTTCAAAATTAGCTGCTACTTCAAAATCAGAAACTGAAGCTCTTGCGATATCACTATCAGCTTTTTTATAAGAATCTTTTACTTTACCACCACCTACCATTTTTAGAAACATATTAACACGAGCCATGGCCCACCCACCTCGACTCATACCTGGTCTATGAGAAGATGAAAAAGCTCCAGCGCCACGACGATATACTTTTTTAAGTTGACCAAGAGTAACTTTCTTTTTATTTTTACTATTGTGATCTTTGACTTTATTTTTAAGAGCTTCTACTACTTTTTTAGAAAATTCAATAGCTTTATCGCTTTTTGTTCCCGCGCTTCCAGGTTTATTTTTAGATGAGCCTTTGCGTCTTTCAGATGGTTTTGATGGAGTTTGAGCAGCAGATTTTGGGCCTTTTCTTTTGGCATTTGATTCAAAACCATATTGTTCAGAATTATAATTCATCTTACAAGAATATTACACATAGATTTTAAATTAATATAAATTAATTATTTTAATTTACTATGATATAAAATGCTAGCTAAATAACCGTCTATTTGATGTGAGTAAGCGATATCGTTAATTTTATCAACTGTTTCTTTATTTTTATCTATTGGATTATTAATATAATTATCTATCTTTGACACCCATTCTTTTGGATCTTCATTTGCTATAATAATCTTAGATATTTGTTCTACTATACTTTTTTGATCGTAACTTAATTTCTTGAGATTATGCTTTTTCCTTAAAAAAGCTCCTACTTCTTCTTCCAGTTTTTGTGCGGCAATTAAATTGTCTTTTACTTTTAGAAAACTATACTTTTCGTCTTGCGCTCTCGATTGGTTTCCTTCTCCAATTGGTTTGACGTTTTTCGTTGATTGAGGTATTCCAGTCGAACCAGCTGGTCTTCCAGCTTCTGCTCCGACTTTTGCACCACCAATTAGTGGTTGATAAAATCCTTGCTCTTTTAAAGACTTAAATTTTTGCTGAGACTCTAGAGATTCTTCGGTATTTGGTAATCTTCCTGTTTCGATAGCTCTAATTCCTTCTTCTGGAGTCAATACGCCTAACTCCATTAATCTGTTGTAAATTCTAGAATATTGAACATCATCCTTCAGGTCTATATCCTCGAAATATGGAGTTGGATAATTTTTAAATCCTAGCTCTTTACTTATTCTTCTTATTTCTGGTATTAAAAATTCATTTATAAAAGATTGACGAGCCTGCTTTAATCTCTCAATGAATACTTGAACTTTTATACTTTGATTAGCAAATTTTTCATCACCAATTAAAATATTATTTAATCCAATTTGAATATCTCTATCAACTACTTCGTATTTTTGTGGCCCTATTAAGTTGCCGATGTCTGGAACAACAAATTCTGCTTTAGTTGTATAATCTGCTATTAAAACTCTTCCAACACTCTGATTTTCAAACAAAGATTGCATGGCTTGAAGATTTTTTTGGTTAACGCCACCTTTTTCTGGCTCGTTTCCCATAGTTACCAAAAGAATAGCTTGTTGCATTGTTCTTGTAATCGCCATATCCATCTTTTTCATTTCTGATTTCCAATTAATGTCATCAAGCACGGGGAATCCCATTGGTACAGAAAATGGTTCGTAATCTTGCTTCTTATAAAAAACAGCGCATAGTCTTTCACCATCAAGAGGCAGAGTTAAAACTCCAATTGTTTTTTGTCTTATTAATTTTTGTGTTTCTGGCGGTAGACTCTTAAGTACTTCTAGATCTTCTTCTGTCTTTGGAGATTTTAATCTCTCTAATTCGTAATCGCTTAATAACTTATAATATTTTCCCATAGAAAAATTAATTGTTCCACCTAATTGAATATCTGCGGGATTTAATATAATGTATTTTGAAGGCAAGTTTACTGCTGCTTTTGATGTTAAACCGAATGTTTGAGTGATTTTATTTAAATCATCATCACTAACTTTGGTATCAAATCTGTAAACAAATACGTTTCCAGAACGATAATATTCTCTAAAAAATTTATCTTGAAAATCAAACAAATTTATTTTTCTAAAAAGGGCTTCAAAAAAATTACGAGACTTTGAACTACCATCTCTAAAGTAGATATTACTGCAAGAAAATTCTGTCATAAGATCGATGGTATTTCTAAAAATTGCGAAATTATAATAAGCTTTTTGACATAATATTACTGCATCTCTGATATTCATATTGGAATTATCTTTAATTCCGCTTGAATACCTGAACGGTATTAATCCATCATCAATATTTTTGTATCTATCAGTTCTATTAATTGTAGACGAGGCGTTCCTTCTGGTTTTAGATTCTGAGGAAGCTTTAGCTTCGAAAGAAATATGATTATTATCAGAAGCGGTCGAGATCATTATGGGTTGAACTTCTTCTGTTTTATTATTTTTTTGTAATTTTTTATTATTTTTAGCCATTTTAAATTAATATTACACTTTATTTGACCATTATTGGAGTAAAAGTGTCATCTTCTGTGTTTATCTGTTGTTCCATTATATCATTATAGCATTTTAAACCCCAATTTGCTAACATAAATGCAGAATAATTATCTTTTCTAGCTTTGCTTGCTGAAGTACTTCTCTTTAAATGTTGCGGTAGATCAAAGCTTTGCGTCCCTCTACTAGTGGAAGAATGTTCTATTAACGTGCATTGTTTTTTGGTTTGATATATGAAATCATCTTGATTTTCAATGAAATCTAATAAAGTCCAGTCTTTTTTATCTTCACTTTTTATTAATTCTATATTCACACCTTTATTTATTACTTCATTAAAAAATTCTTCATTTGCGCTTGTCTTACTTGCGAACCAAATTTTTTTATAATCTATACAAGCTTGTAAATATTCATTTGCTTTTCTTATAAAACTAGAAGTAAATACTTGATTAAAAGCAATTTTTTTATTTTCTAAATTATAATTTCTTTTAGCTTGTTTTATCATGTGCTGATATTCAACATTTTCTAGATCACTATCAAAATCAAAAGTTTTAATTTCAAGTTTGTCTTTTTTAAATAACTCTGATTCATTGCATGCCGCTAAAAATACATCTGCGCCAGCATTATCAAGTATCATTAATACGATATTAAAATTATTTAATATATAATACAAATAGTTAACATGATTTTTTAAATTACCAAGTCCCGCATATGTATGAACTAGAGTTCCCTGTTTCGTCTCTTCATCGATCTCTATTATTGCCATAGCAAAATAATCCGCGTTTGGGCTATCACTCATATTAGGATCGATTCCTAAAATATATTTCTTTTTAGAATCACCTTTTAATAAAGTGTGTGGTTTTTCTCCAAGTTTTAAACTACAATCTTCCATCTTTTTTGCATTAAAATAACTATCACTTCCATCCGTGAATTGCGCGCAATATTCTCTTAAAAAACTGCTATGACTTGATCCACCAGCCTGAGCTTCTTCAATGATAGTTTTATCTATCATTTCTTCTGGCAAAGCTTCATAGCTTAATTGGCTAACGAAATAAGTCGCTTCACTTCTTTGTTTCGATGTTATTTTTTCTATCCATTCTAAATATGTTTTATATAAATTTTCAAACGTATAACTTGCTGAAGATAGCGCTATCATCTTACTAGTATTTTCAAATACCATTCGATCTTCTTCTTTCATTAATCCTTCTGATATTAATTTATTTTCAAATTCTCTAATTTCCATTCTTTCTTTAATGTTTTGAGGAGCAACTAAGAATGGCATTAATACATTCTTAATAATCTCTTCTGGAAGCAAAAGAAACTCGTCTAACACAAGAATATTAGCGCGAAATCCTCGAATTTTTTCACCATTCAACGGAATCGCTACAATGCTTCCTCCGTTAATCTGCCATTCAAATTGATCATTTCTTTTTGCTTTTGCTCCGAAGCATTGAGATAATAATTCTGCCCCTTTACTATCAACAATCTTTTCTAAATTATTAAATATGAATCTAGCAGTTCTAAAAGTTGGTCCTGCGATTAAAATCTTTGTATTAGGTTCAAAAACACATTGAAGAAAACAGAATACTGCAGCGATAAAAGATTTACCGCAACCTCTACCAAAAACACACATATTAAAATTTCTATTCATCATAGCTTTAAGATGTAGCTCTTGATATGGGGCCAGCTTTACTCCGCTTATAAGTTCTGTGGTAAATCCAATATTTGCTCTTAAGAATTTTGCTAATGATATCTTGGCTTCTTTATCGTTTAAATAGCCTTTAAGGTCTGCTAATTCGGCGTTAACATCCTTAACTTCTCTAAGATATTTATCTGGGCAATAGATCATAAAAGTTTCATATCGTAAGCTAATTGTAAATCTATCTTTTTATAAAAACATTTACTAGCAAATATCGCCTCTATAATTCTTGTCATTTCTTTTCTTCCATCAACAAATAAAAATTGCAAGTTATCGTGATCCTGAATTAATTGGCGAACATTATGAAATATATATTCTGGGGTTGCTTTTATATTTTTGCTTATATGAGGTAAGTAAGGAAAACTTAAAGCGTTAGCTAGAGTTTCCTCTACCATTACTATAATATAAGAATTATTTTCTTTAGCTTTTTTAATTTCATTTTGAAATCTATCAAAATTCTTAACGCTTAAAGTGCTTATAAAATCAGTTAAGCTTTTTCTTTCTATAAAACAGTTGCAGTTATCGTTATTGCAGGAATAGTCTCCAAATGGTAATGTTTTAATTTCGAATGGAACATCAAACTTTAACCAGCTTTGTTCTCTTGTATCAACGTAAACTAAATCTCTGCGTGTTAATTTATTTTGAAATTGGTTGGTTATATTTTTAGGATGCACAAACTTATTTTCTAAACCTACTTCAGAGCAGACATCATAATAATCATTAAAAATTTTATTATAAAAAATAATTGAGGGAGCCATTATCGTTCTTAGTTCTACTTGCGACGGAGAGTATGTTAATTTTTTATCTTCTTTTCTTTTAACTATCAAAGACTTACAGTATTCTTGAGCTTTTTCTATTGGCTGTTCTTTAAGCCATTTTTTCATATTATTTTTGTCATTAAAATCGCTATTGAAATATTGTTCTTTTGTTTTAAAATTAATAAGCTCTTTAGTAAGCAAATCTCTACGCTCAAAATACTTTTGGTAATATTTTACTTTATTTAATCCATAGCTCTTTAACGAAAGATGAAGAGACTTTTCATCTTTAAACTCTTTACCATCTACTTTACATATTATACTCATCCATTTAAAATCTCGTCTTTTGAGATCCCTAATATCTTGCATTTTACTTCGTCCATTGTAGATAAACGGTCTATTTCTTTTTCTAGAATTTCTTTCCTCATATCAGCCATTTTAAGTAGTTTTGCTCGACTTTCTTCTTCTTTCCACATCTGAACTAGATTAATAATCGAAGCAGTTTCTTTAACTTGTTTGCTTAACTTATCGCTGCGCTTAACTTTGAGATCATTATTTAATTTTTGTTGACGATTGACGCAATCGTTATATTCTTTACGTGCAGTACTACTCGCTTCGACTAGTGCCATCGGTATTTTTCCATCTTCTTGCATGGATAGTTCTATTTGATTTTGTAAAACGTTAATTGTTTGTTGAATATTTGATGATATAACGACCTCTGTGCAAAGCACGATATATTGATCTACCTCTTCTTGAGAAAGATCACCTTTATCATAAGTATACCTAACAAAACTACTTTCGAAAAGTTCTCGGTCTCCTTCGTTGTCATAAATATTTGTTTGATGAATAAATCTATGAGTATTCATATAACCAATCAAAGAATTAATTTCTTTTTTATGTTTATGAGTGAGTTTGCTTTTATCAATTCCATCTAGAACATATTTATTAATTTTTGCTATCATTCTTTCTTCGCTGCGTGGAGGTTTGTAGCCTTCTGTTGCTGCGTTTTCATTTTCTGCATTATTGAATTTTATATTACTAGGTATATTTTTCATATACTCAAGAACGCTTCTGGTCTCTTGAGACAAATTAGTAAGATTATCATTCTTGAATAAAATTTTTGCCATTTCTAATCCTGTCATTGTATTGCAATTATTACTTATATATTCTTTTTGTTCTTCTGGTAATTCTAGGAACCCCTTAGCTTGGTATTCGTGACTTTTTTTAGGTTTGATTTGTCTTGATGCTAAAAATTCTTTAACAGCTTTTCCCTCTTTGCTTCTTCCGTCTAAATCATCTCGTTGAAATGCAATTTGAACTAACTCAACTAACGAAGGAGGATTATCTGGTCTATTATTCCATTCGTTTAATAGTTTAAGCTGTTGTTCTTCTGTTAGTATAATTTCTTCTGACATATAGTATTATAATTATACTATATCAATATCTCCATTATATAAATGTTTTTTGACTTTTAAAATAATTATTTTTTTTATATTTTTAATTTGTTTATATCCTGCTGTTCTGTTTTTTTCGCTAGTTCTATATCCCATTAACTTGGCGACCTCTTCATCTTCTTTTTGCTGAATATATAAATAATTATATACTTTCCATTCAATTGGTTTTAAAACTTTTTGCATTTTTTTATGTATATTATCAGCAGTTTCTTCGAAATTTACTTGATCAAATTTTAAATTATTTATTTCTTGAACATGATTATCTAAAGCTAAAGTTAATTTTGCGTCATGTGCATTTTTTTTATTTTTAAACCAATGACCAAATAAAGGGCATTTAGTGCATTGTGATCCATAAATTGAACATGAATCTTCTGGTCCTGCAGCAGCACATTTTAAACATGGTCTTGCGAAATTGCTATAATTATTTCTAATAAGATTTTTTATTTGATTACTTATTATTCTATTAACCCAAGGAGCTAAAGGCTTACTCTTATCGTATAGATTCCATTTTTTGTTTATATGAATTCTAAGTATTTGCGCTACATCATTAAAATCCATCCAATTTATTGCTGTCAAATTCCACTTGCTTTTTCTTTTAGCAATTTCTTGATTAATTTGATCTATGGATTCTTCAAAAGAAGGCTTTTTGAGCATTTAATTATTCCTGCCATCTTTAGATCTAATAGCTGAAGCCTCTCGTTTCCATTCTTCTAGAATTTTTTTCTTATCTGCTTTGCTTTGTTTTTTTTCGCTTTTCGCCTCTTCTTTGAATGAGTTTTGATCTTTCCTGGTTCCCATTATCTCCTTTATACTTTGCCCTTGATATTTTGTTGATAAAATCTCATATTCTATCTCGGATATATCTGGTATTTTATTAATATCGCTTTCATTGGAAATGTCTTCGTCATAATCGTAATCGAGCGCTTTTTTTATTTTTGCTATTGTTCTTTTTTGTGGTAGTACTTTATTAACGACAGTATTTTCAAAAGATTTAGCGCAATTACTACAAAATTTAGGTTTTGTAGCGGAATAAGAAGTTGGAGAACCGCAATCGGTACAGTATATTTTTAACATAATAATAATTATATTTAAAAATAATCAAAATGTCAATTATTTAAGTTCTTCGAATTTTTCAATAATATAAGCTAATATATCATTACGCATAATATCATCTTTGCCAAATTTGAATGTTAATATGCCTTTTTCCATGCTTTTTTTATCGTCAAATAAAGTATATATTTTTTCAAATCCACTATTCCTAATATCTGATTGACGAATATCACCGATTAATATTAATTTACAAAACCTACACATTCTAGTGGTAATTAATAATAAATCATGTATACTCAAATTTTGAGCTTCATCGCAAATAATATAGCTGGCATTAATACTTAATCCTCTAAGAAATCCAACTGGTAATCCTTTGACTCGTTCTTGTTTTAATAACATTTCGACTTGACCTTTCGGCAGTAATTCATGAAGTTTATCCATAAGAGGCTGTAGATAAGGATCTAGTTTACTATGAAGATCTCCTTTTAAAAAACCAAGATTATGAGTCGAACTTTCTACTGGATTTCTAACGTAAAATATTTCACCAATTTTTTTATTATTAATAGCGTTTAAAGCCGCGTATACGCTAAGTAAGCTTTTAGCTGTTCCCGCTGGACCTTTGCAGAATACCATTTTAGTGCTTTTATCTTGAAGTAGTTGAATAAATTTCTTTTGGTTATCTGTCCATTGTAATTCGCGAATATTTAAAAAGCCTTCAATTTTATCTCTTTGAGGCACTATAAGGGATTTATCTTCTAATTTACGTTTATTTTTTTTAGACATTATACTTACATAGTAATTTACACCATATTTTAAATTAAGTGTAAATAAATTAGCTGTGGCATATCTAAACGCAAATATTCCTCCAATTGAATGTTACGTCCGCGGTAACTACTTGAGGAACCAGGAAGATAGCCATGATAAATTTTTTGACTGCATAGTATTTGGAGTGGCTTCTGTTCCAAATCGCTCTCCTTTGTTTCACTTTATAATGCAAGACGGAGGAGTATGGTGGAGAGCACCAATTAGTGCTTTTTGTAGTAAAAAAAATGCTCCAGTAGAAGACTTAAATCAATTAGTTTTGTGGGATAGTTTCAGTTATTATATAAGCGTAAATCAATTTTACGCTCTAAAAAATTCAAAGATGCAATATTTAGATAGACAAGGACATAAAAAATTGGGGCGATATCTTTTTACTCTTGATTGGGCTCATCCAGAATTTAATGAAATAAATTTTGGATATAGTGAGACTCCAAATGAGCACAAGTGCGGACACGTTATAGAGTTAGATAATGGTAATTACGCCATTCAACCGAACAATAGAATAAAAGTTTTTGATGCTAGTTTCGTTACAAAACCAGACGAAATACTCATCGAAAGAAAAGTAAGTGATCATATTTACACCGTCGAAGATAGCCCCAAATGGCATACTGAAGACAATGATAATTTTGATTACAAAATAAACGAGGTAAAATGAATAAAAAAATAAATATAACAGAAAAAAATATACTTGAGGGAGAAAAAGCTAATCCTCAAAATTGCGCAATAGCTAGAGCTATTAAGGGCAAACTTAAAAAGAAAGTTCAGGAAGTTTCCGTGCTTCCCAATCAAGTCATTTTAAAGATAGATAAGAAAATGTTTATCGCTGAAATGCCAAAAAATGGTACAAATTTTATTAAAAGATTTGATCGTGGTTTAGCGGTAAATTCATTTGAATTAAATTTAAAATTCAAAAAAGGTTACGCTCTAACCGCTTAATTTTTAAAAGTTTTTTTTGTATAATTTTGAGCCTGATTCTCTGGTAGACTCGGGTCCGCCAATTCTTCATTGTGAGGTAATTTTGTGCCTCTTTTATATTGATGATATATTTCTTTAATAAATTCTATTGGTTTATCTATAACTTTTTTCACTAATTTTTCTGCATTAATATCTGTACTATTATTTTGTTTTATTAAACTATTGTAGGCTATAACTAAAGCTACAGCTAAAGGGTCAAATACTATAACAATTAATATAATAAAAATTCTAACTGCTGTTTCTATATTTAAACCAAATGCTTCCGCTACAAATTTAAATGTACCAATTTCGCCTTTGGTATTATCGCTTTCTAGGATTATTATTTCCTGAGAGGCTTGAGAGACTTGTTTTTCTAGATTTTGAAGATCTGTGGTAACTGTTGAGATCTGTTGAAATAAAGTATTAATATTTACTTGAGAAGTTTCTACTATTTTAGTTTTACTATCTAGTAATTTTTGATCTGTTACTTTTTCAGTTTTACCTGAAGAAAATAATCCACCGCTAGTTGTTTTGGTTGTGGTAACGTCCTGTTTAACGGCATTATCTAATGATGATTGATATGTTTTCTGTAATTCTATAAGATCTTTCAATTTATTTTTATTAAAATCTATTTGAGATATAAAAAAAGATTGCTGATTTTTTAAAGTATTAATTTTAGATAAATTAAGGCTATATTGAGAAAAATTTTTTTGAAATGCATCGGATAAAAATCCAAAAATTCCAAGACTAGTTATAGTCATTAAAAGAATGGTTGCACCTAGCATATAAGATCTAAGATTTTTATGGATATCCGCCCAATAACGATATAGATAACTTGCGGCAACTAATTTGGCTAATTCTAAACTTGCAGCCATCATTAAAACGCTATAAAAACTGGCCGCGAATAAAAGAGCTATTCCTTTTACAGAAAAGAATGCTGCGCAACCAGCTAATAAAAAGGCTGAAAAGCCTAATATATACTTAAACATGTATAGATTTACACTAATCCAATTTAACTAATAAGGTTTTATGCCCTTTATTTAAAAAGATTTTTTTATAAAAAATATTATTTATTTTCATATCTTTTATGATCGGCGCGGATAATTTTAAGGCTTGGTCGTTATAATTTTTATTATTTTTGAGAGATAATTCCGTTTTATACTCAATATTATATAACTTATCAAAATGATAATCTAGATTTATATCGTATAACCATAATACAAATTTAATTGAAAAGAAAGTAAGAATACAATATACTAATAAAGATATTATCATTAATTAATATTTTCTGCTACTTGGTTTACGTGATTTTTTATTAAATTATATAATCTAATTTCCGCTGGATTAGCTTTTCTTTCTACTTTAGAAAGATTATTAAATTTATGCTCTTTTAATTGATGGTGTTTAAAATGATAAATTGGTTTTGTTGAGAATGGTTCCTGCGAATATCTTATATATCTAAATACTAAATCTTCTCCTTTAATTTTATAAAGGGTTCCTAATACTGGCTGATCTTTTTCTTCTTCAAAAACTCCATCAATGAAGTTTAATATTTTAATCCAATTCATTTCTTTTTTCTTTTTTTAGTTTTTGGTTTAACGTATTTCCAGATTTTGCCTTCTTTATCTAGTATAAGGCTTAAATTCATTAAATTACTATAAGTACGGTAACCAAAACCTTTACCCCAGACCATAGTTGTTCTGCTTATAATATCGCCTAAATAATAAAATAAATAAGATAATAAAAGCTTCATACTTTTATGTTATAATAAATATTAGTATTTGTCAAATATAAACTGTCCAAATACTATTAAATTCTTCTTGTTTTAGGTTATATAATTTACCATTTTGAGGCTCTAGGTATATCGTTCCTATATTATTCGAACCATCATCTTTTTTACCATCATCTGTATATATTATATTTATAGCATGACCTCCTGCTGTACCATTTTCTGCGCGGCTATTTGCCATATAGTTAATAACTCCAACAGCTATACCTTCTGCATTATTTTGTAAGTTTTGATAATAATATCCACAACTAAATAGCTTAAAAGCGTCTGCGAAGTTATCGCAATCCCATTTATGACTCCATTTGGTTAATTTTAAAGATCTTAACCACCAAACATAGGCTGGATATATGAGGTTAGTTACTGTTTCTCTTGTTGGGCAAAAGTACTCTTTGTCTGCTATTACAAAATTTCTTGGTCTAATATTAGCTTCCTGGAAAGGTTTTGTTATCTCTTGAATTGAAGCTATCATATTATCTACTCCTCCAATTGTTTCCTATTCCTAATCTATTTTGGGGCGTAGCAGAAATATAAACCTTGGGCGCGGGTAATTCTGAGGATTTTTTATCAATAATTGTTATTTGTTCTTTTTGCTTGATTCTGATTTCTGTTTTATTGTTTTTATTATTAGATAAGAAGTAGTATAAACTACCTAGTATAACTGTAAGTGTTATTATTTTTAAATTGATTTTCATAGTAATTGTTATTACACTATCGTATAGATTTTTTTATATATAGAAAAAGGGTTATAAAAATAAAAAAGGCCCCCCGATTTTTTTACTTTTATTTATTTTTAAATAGAGATATTTCTTATAGATTTCTAAAATGGGGGGTATATAAAGAATACTTTTATTATTTTGGGGAGATTGATGTAAGTCCCCCCCACGCCAAGAAGTTTCTTTGAGAAACTCGCTTTTTTCAAAAATGGGGTATGCTTTAGTTCGCGATTGTTTGTAAGTCATTGATGCTCAATGAAATTTAACTGAAGAAATATCTTGTGATATTCTTATTCTATGATAGATTAAAGGTATGAAGAAAAAAATGAATAAGTTCGAAAGACTCCTAGCTAACCTAGATAAAGCTATGAGCGACCATAACCAAGCAGTAATCCAACTCGGCAAAGTAGCCAGCGAATACGAGAGGTTGCAGAAGGAGAAAGAAGCTTTTCTCGCTATCACCAACATCTCTCACACTATCGAATAATTTACTTGACTAAACCAATCCAGAAAGGCAATATACAACCTATGAAACAAAACCTCAAAATCAGTTACCAAACCTTCGGCGAAAACAATGCTTACCTTCTCGAAGGAAGCATCAAACAGATCAATCACTTCTTCAATAGTATCTACAATTGGGAAGGAACTAACGGCAAGTTGCACGACATGGGCAACGGCAAGGCGTTCTACTTCTACGCTCATCCAGATGATGTGAAGAAAGCTCTTGTTAAGGTTGCCCTTCACGCTTTCGTGAACAAAATCAACGCCAAGGGTCGTAAGGGTGGACTACTTGACCTTGCTACAACCAAGGCACAGAGCATCATTGACGAGATGAAGCAAACCTGTTTCCTTTGGGGTGCGACTAGCTCCGAAGGATATAGCCTCGGCACTATCACGGCAGAGAAACCCTCTGACTACTGCGGTGCAGTAAGCAATGGAAGGGACTAATCCTATGACAGCAGAACTATTCGTTGTAGCACTCACACTCTTAGGCGAAGCTAGGGGTGAAACCTTCGAGGGTATGGCTGGTGTTGCTAGCGTTATTCAAACACGAATGATACAGCGTCACCAATCTGCTCGCCAAGTATGCTTATCTCCTAAGCAGTTCAGCTTTTGGAATGGTGGAGTAAGTGAGATAACAAAGAAAAAGCTACTAGCTACGCCACAAGGTAAGAACGCTCTATACCTTGCTGATCTAGTCATCCATAAACAGATGCCAGACATTGTAAAGGGCGCAAACCATTACCACGCTATCAGCGTCGCTCCTAAGTGGGCTACGGACGCAAGGCTAGTGGCTACAATACGCAATCACAAGTTCTACAAGTTGTAAGTGGCTGAATATCAACGACTTACGGCGGCAGGGTCCCTTGCGTTGTAACTCGTTGATGGACAATGAAATTTAAATGAAAAAATATCTTGCAAAATTTCTAAAATGTGATAAATTATAGGTATGAAAAGAAAAACAAAATTAGAAATCCTCCTCGGAAATTTAGACAAAGCCTCGGCTGACCTCAAAAAAGCCGTTGAAGAATCCCAAAAGAGACTCGATGAAAGTTTCTCGAAATACGAACACAAAGTTGAAGTTGCTCATCATAACTCTATGATAATCAACGAAAAACAAATTGAAGAAATAATTTGACTTTTGAGGATTTTCTGGTAAACTATATACATAAGATAAAAGATAACAAATAACAAAGAAAGAAAAAAATAAAATGACTCATAGAATGATAAACTGGAATTTTCAACGAAAACAAATGCGTGAAAATATGCGAAAAAAT